TTCAAGTGTTCCGTTGCCTGTTCGACCTAATACAATGTTTGGGTCATGGTTAAATAAACATCTTATATCGTTATTTTTAAGGCTGTTTGCAACTGCTTCAGGAGCCACTTCTTCATATACGCCTGGCCATAGCTCGGTTTCTTCATTAAATCTTATAAAGTAACCCTCTATATATCTGTTTTGTTCTTCTTGCCTAACCTTAAAATCTGTTTTAAAATACATTTCTCTAGTTAGCATTTCATCACCTCCCTTATAAGCATTAAAGGAAGCTATTTAGCTTCCTTTAATTTTTCCAATTCCTTTATCGTATTAGGAATGTGTCTCCATCTTCGGTTTCTAACTATATCGTATATTGTTTGTGCTGAAACTTGGTAATCTTTCTTAATGTCACATTGCTTCTCCCCTTTTAGAAACCTTGTCGCCTTCTCTTAAAACTTTGCCGTTCTTGTCACGAAAGTTTAATTTACCTACTACTACCATCCCCCCTCCAAGCTATAACTTCTACTCCATACACGCCATCCTTATTAAGATAAGCGTTTGTTTTCGCTATAAATTTGTCGTTACCTTTATCATCTACAACCGTTTCTCCTGTCGATTCAAATAATCCGTTCTTCTAATATTATCCATCACTATCACCACCTTGTAATAACTTTAGTTGGTCGCCAATTTTATCTAACGGAATATAGTTTTCTAGAATAACCAAATTAGACAAGCCTTGTCGCGGACTCATTCCAAGAGCGTCTCTTACTTCGTTCCCAGTAACAATACCTCTAACATATAGGTCTGTATATACGTCTGATAATTCTTTTAAGTCATATGTATAAAGTGAACGCGGATTAAATTTAAAATATAAATCTGGACTGTATAAAAGTTTTCTAGTTAATTCCTGCTCTATTCCCTTGGCGATAGGCAAAATAGTCGAATTAATAAAGTTGCTATACTCCTTTTTGTTGTACTCGCCAACGCCCAGCATAAAAGCAGGCACTCCGAATATGCCTGCTATTGTTCGTTTATCAAGTTCTACTGCCTCGTTTATTGCTATATCCTGCAATGATAAAGGTTTGATTTGCTCTACATCTAGCATTTCAGCAGGTATAATCCAAGGTTTGCCTGCTTTAGATGTTTCTAAATATTTTTCGAATACCTCATCTCTGCCTTCTTCGCTTGCCAATTCTGCTGTCATAGCGTCTACTTTGATTATCAAAGAAGGCATGTATTTCCCACTCATAAAAGCCTTTTTCGTTGCTGTCGCTTGTTTTAGGTTGTCTACTATGTCTTTTATTGCCACTTTATAGCCTGTTCCTACCCATGGTCTTAACGGATTAGGGTTGATTGTAAAATGCAATACTTCGTCATACCTGTATGTCTGTCCTTTGTAAATGATATTGTATCCGTCTTCAGTATCGACAAATGATATAGAATGAGGATTAAGCGGAATTAATTCATCAATAAGGCCATCTGTTGTCATTTTCGGATATACTACTGCGTTTCCGTCGCCTTCAAGTAGCATTGTATAAACTATGTTATACATCCATGCTTTTCTTGTCATGAGACTGTATGGGTTTATGTCTATCTTTCTTGACAGCTCATTCTTAATTCTTATATCCCCATCTTCTGTATTTTGCATGAGATGTATTGTCATACTGGATATAAGGTCTGCTATTTTGCTAGCAGCTATTTTTACTTCTGGATTGTCGGATAGTTTTGTATATCCTGTAAGTATTGATACATCTTCGCCAGCCATGAATAAACCAATATAATCATTGCTGGGTTCAGCTCGTGATTTTATTCTGTTTCTTAAATTTCTAAACCATCTCATTTACTCACCGCCTTTAAGCCATTTTTTTGCAAGTTCGCTTTTTTGCATACTTTTCAGCATTTGCATAGCAGCGAATACTGCCGCATCAAATATATCTATCCTTTGCGTAGGTTCTACTTTCTCGTATTTTACTGCATCGTCTGTTTGCTCTATAGCTCTAACGTTTTGTACGCAGTACTCAAACGCCTCACTGTGCAGGTAATAGAATTTTTTGTCCTTGACTTTCTTTTCAATTCTTCTGAACCCCTCAGACTTAAGATAGTAAAGCTGCGGAATATCCTCTATTCTAAACCTGTGCATCTTCATACCAAGGAAAAATTCTCTACCAAATTTCCTGTCAAAACCAACTTGGTCGATTTTAAAGCCTTTGTCCCGCATTTCTACAAACCATTTGATTACATCGTCATAGTTTACGGTTGGAGTGTTGCACATAGTTAGCCAACCGTCATCTTTCCAACCGAACAAAGGAATATTATCTTCTTCAGCTTTTTTGTGCGCTGCTACTATAGGAAACCAAGCATGAGTTATTGCTATATCTACGTCATTATAAACTCCATATAAAGCAGCTGCTGTAAGGTCGTGCATTTTGGATAAATCTGCACCGCCATACCACTTGATTGGTAGTTTTGCCAACTCGTCTATGGTCCAGTTATATTGTCTGTCACTTGCTCTAAATTCGTCTATATTGAAATACGCCTTCATTGTACTTGTGTATATGTTCAGCGATTTAGCTAGAAATGATTTTCTCTGCTGTGGATCATTCTGCGCCTGCATTGCATCATTCATCAATTCCTGGGCAGACACAGACACGTTATAGTTAGGATTAGCTTTTTCGTGTTCTATTGGGTTAGTGTAGTCTACTTCTCCTGTTTCCGGGGCCTCGTCTGCTTTTGCAATGAATACAAAATACTGTTCATCTTTTACAGTTCCATTTAATATCTTTTGACAGTATTTCATTCTGTTATAACAAAATGAGTTCATATTGTCCCCTGCGGTTGTGATACCGATACACAAGCTATTTCTGTATGCCTTACCACTCTCTTTAATTGTGTTGTACTGGCTAGCATTTTTATATAAGTGTAATTCATCAAGTATTTGTATTAGAGTATTGAGAGAATCCATTCTATCGGAATTCCCGGCAATGGTCTCTATTCTTAAATAACCGTCCCCAAGTTCACCGCTAATTGAATGTTCTTGATTGTTGTCCAGAATTCTAAAATTTTTATCTTCGCCCATTTGTTTTAAGTTATAGAGCAGAAAATTGAAGCTCTGCAAAGCTTGTTTGAGTAATGCTCCTACAATAACAATTTCTGCGCCAGATCTACGTTCTAACAATCCTAATCCCCAAGATAGAGCAGCTACAAATGGTGTTTTACCATTTTTTCTCGGTATCATTATGAATGCTTCTTTAAATCGTCTTAGTTGTGTCCCTTTGTGGTAGAATCCAAGCAAGTTATACACCACAAACTTTTGCCACGGTTCCAATAAAAAAGGCCTGCCTCTCAATGGCCGACCTTGCATATCTTCGCCTTTTTGATGAACAAATGTCTTTTCTATTATTTGAATAACAAATTCCGCGTTTTTGGGATTGAAATCATAAGCAGGATTGTTTAAATCATCCAAAAAACGTTGGCACATTTGTATAGTTTCCCTGCAAGCAACTTTTCTCCCTTCAACTATGCTCTTTGCATACTCCATTACTATGTCATAGTTCTTGTACTTCATTGCAACTCATTCAATACCTGAGCCAGCTTTGATTTGTTCGCTTGCTCCGTTGTTACTGTTTCAAGTGATTTCGGATTTAGGCAAAGCCTATCGGAGTATGCAATTATGTCTTTCCTCAGACTTTCCATAGCTGTATATAGAGGAACTTTCCTTTCATTTGTTGCGCCTGCTTTGTTTGTATACTCTTCAGTTATTTTATACCCGCTGGCTTCAAACTGTGCTTCAAATTCCTGATATTGATGTAACATGCCGGCAAATATTTTTATAATTTTATCGTATTCAGGCTTATAAGTACCAAGTGATTCCATCTGTTTTTTAATTTCTCTTTCTATAGATTTTTTTGACTTTGCCATCCTTATCACCCCTTTCTTTTCACAAGTCGCTCTATTGGAAAAGGTCCCCCAGCCCGGTACCCTAGTCTATATTTCAAATTTTAGAATGGAGGGGGGGATATCTTCTTTTCAATTCTTCTCACCCACTCCAACCCAAGTGCCGACAGTTCATCACTTGTCCTGTTATGCATCTTATCGTGGCATTGATTACATAAGCTAATCAGATTGTCACTCACAAGCCCAAGCTCTGGTCTTTGCTCCAAAGGATATATATGATGCACCGTTGTAGCTGGTGTAGTCTTGCCATACCTCTTGCATTCTTGACATAAATACTCATCGCGCTTTAAAATCTTTTCTCTTTTCGATTGCCAGCGTTTAGTCTTGTAAAACTTTTCTGACAATTTCATTACCCCTTTTATTTTGCACCCCTTGGCCCCGCCCCTGCCATACCGCACAGGGTGTTGCACCCGCCCACTAGGCACCGATAGACACCGAGCAGGCTGCCAAATACAACAAAGCCCGGCGGGGGTGACCGGGCTAAACAGATAAAATTTATATAATTCCATCTACATTATATCATAAAAAAGTGTGTCATTGTGTGTCATTATGTGTCATCTTTCAACTTATCTAAAGCTTGTTTGTG